GCTTCATCTAATCGACTGACTGTGTGGTAGCAGATCATTTTGTTTGTCTTAGTGCTGGTCAATATGATGCGTATCATGAGCCAAGTAACTCCTTTACTTTGACCAACACCTTGGCACGATCAAAGTAATACTTCATCAGTTCAACGTCATCATAATCGCACTCACTCCATCCTGATGTCTGCATGTCAGCCTCTATGACTTCCTTGAGCATCAACAGTTCACTCGGGTATAGTTCTAGCTTATCCATTACGCCATCTCCTCTTCTATCTCGTCTAAAGTTGTCTCAGTCTCTAGTGTATGCTTGTTGCACATCTCGTCAAACACAGAAGCGGGACACGCATTAAACAAGTGTTCATAAATGTCTTCATCTTCTACATGGTCAGGCACTTCATACTCTGGATACCAAGTGTCAGTGCGTGTAAGTACAAGCTTTATTGTCCTAGGCATTGTCTATCTCCTCTCTGGCCTCAACGTATGCCTTATACAGTGTATCGCATAAGTGATCCCGCATATTGTCAGGGACTTTAACGTGCTCCTCTATGATAGCTATGATCTTATCCTTTGTGGCCTTGTCCAGTTGCTTAGTCATTACGCCATCTCCTCTACTGGTTGGCTGTTAAACTCATATACTGCCTTGGCAAAGCCACGGGGTGTGGCAGAGCGTATATCTTTGGTGCGCTGTGACTTACCGCCCAGCTTCAAGTGTTGTGTGCTGTATCCCTTAGCTACTGGCACAGGGTCAGTCCATGGCATCACAAAGCCGTTGCCTGTCCACAAGCATGTCTTTTTAGGGTAGGCATCCTTGGCTGCGATATACTCAGGCCAGCGTGGATGCTCTGCCTGACCGTCATGTATGTAACCCCCATATTCATAAGGGTGAAAGCTATGGTCAGGCTTGCGCCACTTAGTAGCCAAGACACTGACAGGGTTCTCCACAAAGTAGGGACAGCCTATGTCTTCAAACAGTTCAGCACAATCTACAGCATAACTCACTGCCTTAGTCTGAAACTCTGGGTCACGCTCTGCCTTGCGCTTGAAGTGTGCCGCACCTGATACAGCCATGTCAGTACAGACAGGGAAGGCCATGCCAAATACCACACGCTTACCATTGAACCTGTTGAAAATATCCTTGTGTGTATCAAAGTCATGTAAGTCAGCATGAAGGTAGGTGATACACCCGCCACTCTCATAGGTCACACCCCTTGGCTCATTGTCAGGGTGTTGGATGTCGTAGGCGTAGCAGCTGTACCCTGCCTCTGCCCATGGTTTAAGTGCTTCGCCTGTGAAGTCATACAATGATAGTACGATACCTTTAGTCATGATCTTATCCTCTCTCTCTTTGCAATGCTGTCGCCTGTCCCTCAGTAACTTCCATTAAAATATTCTTTACCTCTCCCACAGTCAGGTGGAAATGTCTAGCCACTTGTGCGATTGTCATGTTGGTTGTGTCAAACATGTCACACACATCCATTGTGTCAGGTTTATGTGTCATTAGTTTAGCCTCTTGGTCAGGAAGATTATGAGCTTGTCCACATTGTCAAACTCTTCGTGAAATGTCTTTGTTCCCTCTGCGTCATAGACACTATAGGAAAGCTCTGCCCACTCTCGATATTCACGCAGGTCAGGGTCTCTGTAATCCACGAATATCTGACACGCATTGCCATGCTTCTCCTCTTTGTGCAGTGATGGGCAGGTGTCATTCTTCCATGAGCTATGCACCCAGCCATGAGGTGACAATGCGTGAAAGAGTTTGTTGAGTGTGTCATAATTGTCATAGTCTTCGTGCGGTACATTAGCTATTGCGTAGATCATTGGCTTACCTCCCAGCCTGCAGTTTTTGCCATGAGCATTGGCGAGTTGTGATCATGTACGTTCACGAATACATAGCCCCTGTCTGTGCCGCCCATGCGCCACGCGCCATGCCATCCCAGCCTGTCAAGTAACAGTTGCGCCACATATGCGTGGTTGCCCTCTACATCAAGGCTGTGATCCCATTCCACAGTATAGGTTGAACCCCTGTGACCGCTGGATGTCATAGCTTTTACCCGTGGTGCTTTGGTGTCAGTGGGGCCAAGATATTTTGTCATAATAGTTTGCATGTCATTCATCCTCTCTGGTGTCATCTAATGGGAAGTACATAAGCGCAGCCCCAGCGATTGAAAAGCCCAAGCTTAGGGCAAAGATTAAAAGTGTTGCCATCATGTCACTAGTCCCTATATGTTGTGGATTCTCTTCCAAGTAGTCCAAGTGATAGCCTGCAGCACATGGGGCTTGACCTTCACACGTTTGGCGGCTGTGACATAGGCAACTTGTAACTCACGATATTGTTTCTTGCCCATGTTAGTCTTGTCAGATGTCAGACCTTCACGTTGACCACGAGCAATATTTAATGCGTGGCCGTCAATGGTTACCTCTTCAAGACCACGAATATTGGAATAGAAAGAGCGGATCTTCTGACCGTTTAATCGTGTCAGAATGTCTTCATCATCAGTCAAGTCATCCTGTAGAATAGACCACGCTTTCTGCTTCATAGTGTTATAGCAAGACACTTTAAAGTCGTCCATATTGTCGCCACTCTGCCATGCAGAGCACATAGTGTCAGTATCTTTACAGTTACGCTCCCACCTATTATTTGGAGATAGCGCGGCCATGACACCGATAACAGTGTTGACAGGCAGCTTGTGAGTGTCAGCGATTTGCTTAGCCACACGTTCTGCCTTAGCGTACCACTCCACGCCTAGAAGAGTGTCAGCATTAGACGCTTGGCGGTACAGCTTTAGAATGTTTCTAACATATTTGGTCATGAGTCAAAGCCTTTCTGAGTTAAACTATCCAGAGAGTAGGCACCGGAATGCCTACCTGTCAAGAAAGTTTTTACGCTGTGCGCCAAACACGGATCACGCGGTTGACTTTATCTGTGCGGTAGCAGAACTTACGCCCACTATTATTCTTGTGTTTTTGTTGGGCTTGGATCTTCACAGCTACACGATTAGCCACACGGATATAGTTTAGCGTGGTGGTTGGATCAACTGGCACAGCAAAGCTTTCACCCACATTCATGGTAAAGAACGGGTATTTATAGAATGCCAAGCCATTGCGGGTAGGGTTTGGCATCGGAATATTCTTTTCAACTTTATACATGGTATTTCCTATCTTATGTCTATTGGTTAGGTTTGGTCAGTCATAGATTCGGTGAAGATACACCATGAGATAGGCACAATCCTGGCGGTATCCTGGCTGCACCTATCCTAGCTATATCTTTGACCAGCACTATAGGCGGACTGATTCAAGTCACCGCTCTCAAGCCCCGTTCTCAAGGACATTCTGTGCCTACTTCCCTTGCTCAATGTCACAGGTTTTGTCATGCCTGATCCAATCGGGTATCGTCACGGCGGATGCTTAAACCGCTCATTCGCTTGGCCTGAAGTCTGTTGGCCTGTTGTGTTGCCCTATCGTGGGCAGATTCGGTTTAGTTAGTCAAGTTTTTTATTCGGTCTTACTTTTATTCGGTCTTATATTCTATGCGGGTCTTCTATCCGGCTTGACCGTCTAGGACGCTGGCTTGTGCTAGGTCTTAACCTTGTGCGTTTTGCCTTGTCGCTTTCGATGTATTCAAGCTAGCAATGGGATTTCAAATATTCAATAAAAAACTTTGTCTGATCACGAAATAAGTTTAACTCTTTGTTTTGTTTAGATTTAAACTGTAACATTTCATTTGGACTTAGGAAGAGTTTAGCTAAGGCGTTGATCTTACTTGATAAACTAATTACTGCCTCGCGGATGTAATACTACACGCGCGAATCTATTACCTAACACAATCAGCATGGCATTTATGGGGTGGCTTATTTGTGATCACGTTTATGGGGTGGTGGTATGGTTTTATTGTGCATCCCTTAATGATTTGTGATCACAAGCTTGATAATTGCCCTAAATACGTCCCTTTTTATGCCTCTAGTGACGATATATCAGTTATAAAAGCTATAGATTGCAATGGTTTATACTCTAAAACCCTAGAAAACTCTCTACTATGACACAAAAAGGAGGGGTGCGAGGGCCAGCCGGGGGTATGGGGTATACGTATATGTACAAGCACACAGAAGTGAATTTTGAAACGGCCTATACGCCCTGGGTGTACACAGAGAGGTACACATTTGTGTGTTATTATTATCACAAGTTGTTACAGAGTGTAATATTATGTAACATTATTGATAGTCACTGCATTTTATGGATTGACACGTATGTTTTTATAGGTATAACTGCGGAGCAGGAGCAGACAGAGTTTAACATTCTTAGTTTAACTTAATACAAGTAATAAATAACAAATAGTTTAACTATATAAAATATGTAACAAATAGGATACTGGACATAGGTAGAGTTAAACATAGAAAGTTTAACTATAGTGTTGACACACTCTTTTATAGTTTGTATACTATCTTTAAGTAACACACATAAACTTGTATAAACATATAAGTGTTACACTACTGGTACGTGTCATAAACATATATGTGCACTCTCCTCATGTCTCCTCTCTCCTCACATGTAGTTTGCGACACGTACCTTTTTTATAATAAAAGTGTTGACAATGAAACATAACCGAATAAAACTATACGCAGATGATAACGTACTAGAAGAGTTTTACTCTGCATTAGCAGACGGTAGTTCCAACAGGATAAGCCGTATTCACATACCTAGAAGCGAAGTGTTTTATGTACGTGCTGCTGTGGAGGCTGACACTGGTGTTAGGTACACCCTGGATCACATAGAGAGAGCTATGTACTTAGAGGGTATGTTAAATAGAAATGATGTACTAGATCCAGAACGTAAGAGAGCATATGCAGATGACCACACGTAACTACAAGCGAGAACGCCAGCTACAGAGTACACCTGCTGAGTTAAAGAAGAATGCTGCACGTAAGGCTGCTAGGCGTAAGCTAGAGAAGCAGGGTAAGGTACGTAAGGGTGATGGTAAGGATGTTGACCATAAGGATGGTAACCCTCGTAACAATGCTAGTTCTAACTTACGTGTACGGACTCCAAGCTCAAATAGAAGTTTCCCTCGTAACAAGAATGCTGGAAAGAAGTAAGTATGGCCGTAGAGTATAGAGGTGAGAAGTTTGAAGGTTACAATAAACCCAAGCGTACACCCAAGCATCCCACTAAGTCCCATGCTGTACTTGCCAAGGAAGGTGACACCATTAAGCTCATCCGCTTTGGTGAACAGGGAGCATCCACAGCAGGTAAGCCTAAAGCGGGTGAATCTGATCGCATGAAGAAGAAACGTGCAAGCTTTAAAGCTAGACATGCTAAGAATATTAAAAAAGGTAAGATGAGCGCAGCTTACTGGGCAGATAAGGTAAAGTGGTAATGGCAGCACCTAAACCAACTAACACGAAGTTGTATAACCGTGTTAAGGCAGAAGCTAAGAAAAAGTTTGACGTATGGCCCAGCGCTTATGCGTCTGCTTGGCTCACCAAGACATACAAGGCACGTGGAGGTAAGTACAGTGGCAGTAAGAAAAACAAGGTCACGTAGTCAACACGTACTTCTTAGCACTCGTGGTTATTCTAAGGGTGGTCTAGGTAAGTGGTTTGGTGAAGAGTGGACAGACGTTAAGACAGGTAAAGAGTGTGGTAGGCAAAAGGGTGACGGTAGATCTTACCCAGCTTGTAGACCAAAGGCAGTAGCTTCTAAGATTAGCAAGAAAGAAGCAGCAAAGAAGACAGGCCCAAAGAAAGTTAAGTGGTCTACAACAGCATCAGGGAGAAAACGATCATGAAGAAGGTATGTCCTAAATGTAAGGGTAAAGGTTGTTCTCACTGTGGTGGGACAGGTTATCATGAAAATATGAACAAAGGTGGTATGATGAATAACGGTATGAAAGCTCTCAAGAAGGAAGCGCCAGAAGTAGCTAAGAAGATGGGTTACATGAAGGGTGGCATGACTAAGAAGATGGGTTACAAACACGGTGGCCTAGCCTGTGGTGCAGATGTAAAACCAGCACGTGCTATAAAAAAGGGTAAGTAATGAAGTACTACCACAAATACAAAGATGCTCTAGAAGCCAAAGGCTACCGTGTAGATGAACATGGATACGTGTGGGACTCTGCAGGTAATCAGTCTGCTGGTGAAGACAACTATGGCAATGTACAGAGTAAAGACACTAATGTTAATTCTATATGTGCGGAAGCTGACATTGCTTCTGTTAAGCCTAAAAAGTCTAAAGCACCTAAGGGTAAGAAACGTGCTCGTACAGCTAAAGGTCATTACGTTAAGGATGACCCTAACACACCAGAGAATGAAGCGTGGGTTGACGAGTAATGTCTACGAATCTTAACTTCACTACAGATACAGCAGCTATAACTGTTACCGCTACTGCAGGTGGAGCCAGTGCCGATGTTGTATATACGTGTCCTCCTTTTCATGATGCCACTATAGACTTCTTGCATGTAAGTAATGGCGCTACTGCAGTACAAAACATTACACTGCAGTGGTATCACGCAGATACAAATACATACCATCACATTTTAAATGATAAATCTGTACCGGGTAAAGATGCCTACAACATAGTTACTTCCGATAGAATACACCTACATGCAGGAGATAGCATCTCCGCTTTTGACGGTGCGAGTAACAGTCTAGAAGTGTTTATATCCGTTAGACAGTTTTACAATGCTGCTAGAAAGCAGCCTACTTAGTAACGAATAACGGGTATGCAAACTTAGTAGAGGTAACTGTCTGACATCTGTGTATAACTATGTACGTCCCTAGCAATGAAGCTAGGCTTAACATAGGAAACACAACAATGATCGCACTTATCGTCAAAACATTCACAGACTTCTTAACAAGCTTACAAAAGGCACAACAAGCTCGTGCTGATTACTGGATTCTCACTAACATGTCAGACAAAGAGTTACATGATATTGGTATAGCACGTGGAGATATACGCAATGTTGTATCAGAAAGTTTCAAGTAGGTAGGAGAGCTACTGTGGAAAATGTAAAACTACCCATAGCTCTTGTAGCTGCTATGGCTGTTCAACTTGCAGGTGGTGTATGGTGGGTGTCTCAACAGGCATCTACTATCTCCAACCTAGAAGAGACAGTTAGTCAGCTAGGCTCACGTATGGCTATTGAAGATAACATTAATCTTAAGCGTGATGTTGAAGGCAATGGTGTAGAAATACAATATGTATGGGGTGACATAGAAGAATTATGGGATGAACTTGCATCTATGACTTCAGCTATTGGTGAGATTAATAAGCTAAAGCAACGTATAGCCGTTATGGAGAGTGAGCTACGTTACATAAATCGTGACCATAGAGATATGGCAAGGTAAAATGATAGATCCTATTACAGCTGTTGGCCTCGCAACTTCAGCTTTTAATATCTTAAAACAAGGTATTAGTGCTGGAAAAGATATCCAAGAGATGAGTGGAACTTTAGCTAAATGGGGAAGTGCTTTCAGTGACTTCCAGTACGCAGAGGATAAATCTAAGAACCCTCCCTTCTACAAGTTTATGAGTGACAATAGTTCAAACGCTATTGAGATATTTGCCCAGAAAAAGAAGATGGAGCAGATGCGTAAGGAAATAAAAGACCATATATCATGGACTTACGGGCCATCTGCTTGGGAGGAGGTACTAAGTATCGAGGCTAGTATGAGGCGTATCCGTAAGGAAGAAGCCTACAAGAAACAAGAATTTATAGATAACTGTATAAATGGTGTGATAGTTGCTTTTTGTTTAGCTGCAGGTGTAGGTTTACTGATAGTTGTGTTATACTTCACAGGACTAAAACAAGGTAAGTGGTAAGGATCAAATATGGCTAGAGCTTTAACTGATAAACAACAGCGTTTCTTAGAGGTACTCTTTGATGAAGCTGGTGGAGATGCTGTAGCAGCTAAGAAGTTAGCAGGCTATGACGCTGCATCAAGTACATCTGCTATAGTTGAATCTCTGAAAGATGAGATTGGTGAGAAGACACGTACATACTTTGCACGTACCGCCCCTAAAGCTGCTATGGCTATGGTGGGTGCTTTGTATGACCCAACAGAGCTAGGCATTAAAGAGAAGATGGTAGCAGCAAAAGACTTGCTTGATCGTGCAGGACTTGGTAAGGTAGACAAAG